GAGGAAGCAGTTGAAGGACGCACTGGGTAGGCGAGGTGCGTCCACCAAAAGAGGAAGGGTAATAACTAGTATTAAGTAGTAATTAATAAACTGAAAATAAAGGAAAGAGGAAACAATGAAACTAGAAAAAATTAAGTTAGAAAAAATTAATGTAGATGGCGATTTGCAGGTTCGTGACAAGATCATTGAAGATGCCGTCAGAGAATACGCAGAAGTAATCCGTGAAGGTGGCAAGATGCCTCCAGTAACAGTATTTTTTGATGGTAAGACCTACCACCTAGCAGACGGCTGGCATCGTTTCTTTGCCCACAAACAAGCCGCATTCGCAGAAATTGAAGCCGAAGTCCATGATGGCACACGCAGAGATGCGATCCTATTCGCCCTTAGTGCCAACGATAAGCACGGATTACGCAGAACCAATGCCGATAAACGCAGATCCGTTCTTGTTCTTTTGGAAGACTTTGAGTGGAGCGAGTGGAACAATACCAAGATCGCAGAAGTTTGCGGTGTATCAGCGACATTCGTAGATAAGATCCGTAAAGAAACAAACACCCCCACACCAGCCACTCGAAAAGTTTCTCGTGATGGCGTTGAATACGAGATGGATACTTCTAAGATGGGTAAGAAATCTAAGGAACCCAAGGAAGATCCAGAGCCAGTCATTGATGAGAAGGAACAAAAGATTGAGGAGATGGCTACTGAGTTCAAAGCTATAGCGGAGGAGAACGAAGAACTCAAGGCACAGATTGCGGTTGGTTTGATGGAAGGTACTGCCGAAGATAAGAAGAAAGCTCAAGAGATTATCGAAGAACAAGCAGAAAAAATTAAATCACTAGAAGCACAAGTAAAAGGCTTGACTGCGTCCAGAGATGCGTATCAACTCAAGAATGCGGATCTGCTCAAGCAAGTAAATTATTGGAAGAAACAAGCCCAAAAAGCTGCATAAGTTAACGAGGGAAAGCACTTTTTCACGCTCACATTCGGTGTGCGAGTACCTCACCCGACATCAGGCGGTTTCCTGATAGTAAAGGAGAAGAAGTTGTTAGAGTTAAGACCACACCAACAAGAAGTGGTGGAGCAATTAAAACAAGGCTTCAAACAAGGACACATAAGACAACTACTGTACGCATCCACAGGCTTTGGTAAGACCGAAGTAGCGATGGAGATCATGAGGCGAGTATCCGAAGGGTATAAGAAAGCCGCCATGATTGTGGATCGGATAGTCTTAGTCGACCAGACGAGTGCCAGACTGTCTAAGTACGGCATCGAGCATGGAGTCATGCAAGCTGGTCATTGGCGTTTCCGTCCCGAAGAACGAATCCAAGTTTGCTCCGCACAGACGCTTGAGAGAAGGGATGAATTCCCAGACATCGACTTGATTATTTTGGATGAGTGTCATATCGTCCGAAAGAAAACAGTTGAGTTTCTTAATCGCAATCCACAAATCCGTGTCATTGGATTGACCGCCACACCATTTACCAAAGGCTTAGGAGACATCTATACCCATGTGGTAGGAGCTACTCCGACTGGAGACTTGGTAGAGAAGGGCTGGTTAGTTCCCCTGAAAGTCTTTGTGGCTAAAGAAATTGACATGACGGGAGCCAAGAAGGTCGCTGGCGAATGGTCGGCTGACGAAGTTTCCAAGCGAGGCATGGCAATTACTGGCGATGTAGTCAATGAATGGATCAAGAAAACCCATGAAATCTTTGGCGGCCCACGAAAGACAATCGTATTCTGTTCGGGCGTGGATCACGGCAGAGACTTAGTCAAAGGGTTTGCTGAAGCTGGCTTTCGGTTTGAGTCTGTTTCCTACAAGGAAGATGATGACTACAAGCGTTTAATTATTGAGGAGTTCTCCAAGCCAGACACCGAGATCCACGGATTGATTGCTACGGACATCTTAACCAGAGGGTTTGATGTAACCGATGTCTTGATTGGGGTATCTGCTAGACCATTCTCTAAGTCATTCTCATCCCATGTGCAACAGATGGGTAGGGTAATGCGTCCGCACGAAGGTAAAGAGTTTGGAGTCTGGCTCGATCACTCGGGCAATTTCTTGCGGTTTCGCAAGGATTGGGACAACCTTTATACCGAAGGAGTTAAGACCTTAGACAGTTCCGTAGAGAAGGCTAAGAAAGAACCAACCGAGCGGGAAAAGAAAGAAGCTGTCTGCCCTAAGTGCAAGGCATTATGGACATTCAAGAGCCATATCTGTGGCGAGTGCGGTTACGAGCGTCCGTTGAAGCAAGTCTTGACCATACCAGGCGAACTACAAGAACTCGCAGAATCCAATCGTAAGCTTCAGATTGACAACCGCCAGTTCTATGCGGAACTTATGTATTACGGCAAGCTTAAAGGCTACAAGGACGGCTGGGCAGCCATGAAATACAAAGAGAAGTTTGCTGTGTATCCCAACGGCATACGAGTAAACCCATCACCCACATCTGCTCAAACCATGAAATGGATTAAGAGCCGAATCATTGCCTATACCAAGTCTAAAGCGAGGGTTCAGGCATGAAGAAAGATCCGTGGGCAAAGTTTAGGGTCAACACGCCAGAGGAGCGGATTACTTACTTGGCTGGTTGGTATTTGGGAGTTGGGAGAAGAAGGGGTTGGAAGCATATTGTTGACCAGCTCAACGCAGAAGTAGATGCAGAATTAATAAAACAAAAAATAAGGAAAATACGATGAAATACCTATCAGTGTGTTCGGGGGTGGAAGCAGCCACAGTTGCTTGGCATCCCTTGGGCTGGAATCCAATCGGTTATGCCGAGATCGAGACCTTCCCGTCAGCAGTTTTAAATCATCATTACCCAACAGTTCCCAACCTAGGGGACATTACAAAATATAAGGAGTGGAACATAAATGGAACAGTTGAACTTTTGGTCGGAGGAACACCATGCCAAGCCTTCTCAGTCGCAGGACTTAGGAAGGGACTCGAAGATCCCAGAGGAAACCTCACCCTCGTCTATACTGGAATTCTTGATCGATTCAAACCCAAATGGTTTGTTTGGGAAAACGTCCCAGGTGTCCTCAGTTCAAGTGGTGGACGGGATTTTGGTTCCTTCCTCGGGGCGGTGGCAGAACTCGGGTATGGGTTCTCATACCGAGTGCTTGACGCTCAGTATTTCGGAGTCCCCCAAAGACGCAGAAGAGTCTTTGTTGTCGGATGTCTTGGAGACTGGGTCTCTGCATCCAAGGTTCTTTTTGAGCCAGACTGCCTGTCAAGGGATACTGAGGAGAGCAGAAAAACGAGGGAAAGAACTTCCTCCGCTACTTCGTCAGGCGTTAGAGGCAACATAGAAACCTTTAATCGCCAAAGCCATTCTCAGTTTGGCGTTGATCCGTTAGCCAGCACAGTCAAAGCTAGAGATCATAAACAGTTTACTGATCTGGTTGTGTATGAAACTCACCCAGCGGACTCCCGAGTAAGAGAGATGGGCGATGTTTGCCAGACTGTAACCTCTCGCTGGGGGACAGGTGGGGGTAATGTGCCGATTGCTTTACAGGATATCTCAGGCAGAGATAAGGCACAGAATGGGCGTGGCTGGAACGATGATGGAGTTAGTTATACCCTTGATGCAGCCGCTACCCAAGGCGTTGCGTATTCCATTCGGGAAGATGCAATCGCTGGCAACTTTAGTGCTACACCCTTACAAGTAACCCCAGCTCTTCAGGCACTCCGACCCTCCGTCCAAAGCCATCATGCTCAAACTTTTATTGCCCAGCAAATGGCGGTTCGTAGGCTAACCCCTGTCGAATGCGAAAGACTCCAAGGATTCCCAGATAACTATACGAACATCGCTTGGAGAGGCAAGCCTGAATCTCCCGATAGTCTGAGGTATAAAGCGATGGGAAACTCGATGGCAGTCCCTTGCATGAAATGGATTGGGGAGCGTATTGAAATGGTAGAAAAGGGAATGTTATGAATTTTGAATCTTTTGCAGAAAAACACGGCTTAATTATTGATAGCCTTGTTCACGATAAATGGACACGATGCAGGACTGTTGATAAGCCAAACAAAAAGAACGGCTCGTATATATTCGATGGGATTACGGGTGCGGTGCAGAATTGGGCAGTCCATGAGAAACCCATTAGCTTTCGTGGCAAGCATGACCCTTCACAAGTAATCCGAAAACCAAAAATTACAATCGATGTTGCCAAGAATAATTCCAGGGCAAGTGGTAAGGCTGCATTCATCCTAAATAATGCCGTCAAAAAGCAACATCCTTACTTGGAAAAGAAGGGTTTCCCAGAAGAAAAGGGATGGGTTTGGGGAGAGCTTTTGATAATCCCAATGCGGATTGATGGGGATCTGGTTGGATGTCAATTAATCGATCCAGAGGGCAATAAAAAGTTTTTAAGCGGACAGAAAACCAAGAACGCTTCTGCGATCTTTGATAACAAAGGACAGGTTATTCTGTGTGAGGGGTATGCCACGGCTTTATCGATCCGTAGGGCCTTGAAAACGATTAAAACACGCTACAAGATCGTAGTATGTTTCTCGGCATCCAACCTTACCGCTTTGGCAAAGACCTACCCTGACTCGCTCATAGTCGCTGACCATGACATTGTGGGTATCAAGGTCGCCAAACAGTCATCTCGCCCCTATTGGGTATCGCCCAATGAGGGGGAGGACTTTAACGACTACGAGCTTCGGGTCGGAGCGGAAAAGGCGGGGAGATCGTTAGCCAGCCTTATACAAAACAGAAAGCAATAATGCAAAGCCCAAATAAAAAAGTGCAAATAATATCTTCTGCTTTAAGGTCATCCATGTTGCCCTCCTGTATAGCCATCCAAAATCATCTGATTCAGGATATTTTTGGCTTCTTTCCGTGATCGGTCAATATTTTTCTGTAAAACGGCTCTAACCGCTATCGAAGCTTTCGGCATCATTTCTTCCATGTAGTCGATTGCTTCGTTAATCTGGTTAAGCCGTGCTTTCTCTCGGCTAAAGTTCATGGCATCACCACGAAGAAGCGTAATAGAATTCCCACTCTTGCGATACAGAGTCTGCAAGGATGTCATTTAGCTCCCCAATCGTGGATTTGATGTCATCCCAATACCATTCATTTACTTCGGCTGAACCAAAGAAAAATCCAGCCTGTGGTGGCAATAACTCCTCAGCCTTGGAGGGGTTAGCAAGCACATCTTTGCAAACCGCCAATAAGCTATGGAGCTGGGGTCGGGTTACATAATATTCCCGACAATCATCAACCCCTGACTGCACATTTTGGACAAACCAATTATGGATGGCATTCGCCTTTCGCCAATAGATGGCTTCGCAGGCGATCTCTTTAATTCTCATTCCGTTATGGTTCAAGTCCAACTTCCCGATAGCTTCGGCAATAGCCTTATCCTCAGCCCTAACCTTGAATAGATACCGCTTGGCGGTTAAATACATATCTAAGCCCATTGTGTTCCCCTTATGTGTTTGCTAAATCAACTTTTTTGAATATATCCACCAATGCCAGAGCCTGATCCGTATCAATAAAGATATCGGTTTTGTTATAGACTTGGTTGATGATCTGCACGGCAGTTTTGTAATCCACCACCCAGCCATCATGGGTTTTTAGATCGGTTGGTAGGACTCCTACGAATAGATCGGTGCAAGCCAGACGATTACCCCATACATCGGTATCGCCCTCCTCTGAACCATCATAGAAGCACATTACAAAGGGACTTCCAGACTCCCCCAGCTTGTGGCTTAAATGCCCATTGGTAAGGACTACGACCCCGTTCTCGCACTTCTTAACCCATGCGGTGCATCCTCCTCCTGTGCCTTCTATTTCAAAGCCGTAGTCTTTTGGGGATACAGTCCATCGCCCACACTCGCTAACTGTGGGATTCTGGATAGCCATGTGCTTATCGGTAAAGCTCATATTTTCGAGATCAATCATCTTCTTGCTCCTTAGAAAAGCATTCATCTACAAAACCATCCTTTTTACTGTTCTCGGTAAAGCCCTCAAAATACATTCCTTCCTCGTCATATTCGTTTCGGAAATAAGTATCTGGATGTTGGCTAACAAACCACTTCATAAACTCAACGGGAGGACTCCAAGCCGTTTCAAAGTAAACATAAGTCTGGTTGGGATCGCTATCATCAAAGTCCTCGACTCTGGCATCCCATTTAGTCCCCCAATTAGCCACTTGCCACGAATACCAATCCTTATGCCCATAATTAGCCACATTGCGGATTTGTTGCTCGGTTAAATTGTCTGAGAAGGTTGCCATCGTATCCCTCAATTCTTTAGGGCATGGCAGTAAGTCCTGAAAGGGTTTGGCATGAAGAAATTTAGACTCTGCATCTTCATACTTTGGCTCAAAAGCTTTCGCCAGCTTCTTACCGCCCTCAGTCGTGGTATCAATCGTCATTCTGTTGTAGCACCAATTAGGCATTTTGCTTCTCCATTTCTTCTAAAAATTCAATGACTGAATCCAAGCAATCGCCAATGGTTGTTTCTGTGCCATCGTTATCCTTGGGCTGGTTTTTGACCTTAGCGGTCAAGGTATTGCGGATGTCATACATATCGCACAATGCCGAGCTGATTTCGTTAGCGTTAATCACTTAAACCTCCCTTATTAAATTAAAACTGTTATCCAAATAGCCTATGTTCTGGAGCTGGACTTCGATATTAAAAACAAAGTCATTCAAAACTTTTGGCATATCAAAACCCACTTGATCGTGAACATCTCTTAGGTGGCTGACCAAAGCGTAGGCATCACCAGCATAGCCATTAAAGGCTAAGTATTTCTCCTGTGCGGTAATCATTTAATCCTCCTTACCCAATGAACCGAGAAGGGATCGCCCAACTCGATTTGTTGACCAATTTCAAGGGCATTGATTGATTTGCTATGGTCATATTCGTAGCCCCGTTCCTCGGTGAAAAATTCAATCGTGTGATATTCCAAAATGGATTTCTCATGGGTAGCCCGATAGTTATCACCCCAAAAGCATTCAAACTGTTTGGGAGAGTCGGGCTGACGACTGTTCTCTAAAATACGCAAAGCTTCATCGATATAAGTCATTGCATCCCTAATATCTTTTTTATCCTGATGGGGTTCTAAAAGGCTAAAAGCCTTAACCAATGGTTCAATTAGTTTCATATCAATACTCCGAAGGAAGCATTAGGACATCGCCAGAAATCCAAAAGCTATAAGAGCCATTGGGGCAATCGGTATAGGAAATATTCTTTTGGAATATCCTCTTATCGTTTCCATCGGTAGCCGTGATCTTGGCTTTCCCGTTATCCACATCAAGGGTAATAGCAATAAAGTCATGCTGGGATGTGAGCTTATAAATCTCGGTGGATACGATATCCAGAAACCAGAAAGCCCCAGCCGTATTGGCAAAGTATTGCACCCCATCGGTGTGTTTTAGCTTTGGATTGAATAGGAAGGTTTTGTAATAATTTTCAGTCCCTCTAAACTGCGATAAGTTTTCAGATAAGTTCATATCAGCTCCGTAAGGTTGGTAATGTTGGATGGTCGGGGTTGTTGGTAAATAAAGCTCCAGCTTGATTACCCTCATCATCTGAGCTGGGGAAAATCATATTGCCATCGTCTAGGATTAAAACGATAGAACGCTCACCCCAACCGAGCAATTCCATCTCTTCATCCAATAGATAGCGGACTCCTACAATCTTTCGATTAAGAAGTAATTTCTTGGCGACATCGCACCAATGGTCATTAGTATTTTTCATTTCGAGATCCTTAATAAATTAAATATAAGCCCGACCCTTCACAAGCCTGACCCTCCTAAGCCTGACCCAACTACAAGCCCGACCCTGTTGCAAGCCCTACCCACTACTTGGGCCTTAAAGCCTGACCCAATCGCAATACATTTTTGATTGTGCCATATTGCATTGGTAAAAGTAAATTGTTGACTAAATTGGTATGGTATTTTTAAGCTCCTGTAAAAGATCGTTTATAGAGCTTATTTCTATTTGATGTAATAACCCTATAAATTACTAAGGTATTGTCTGGCAGTTTGCTTTCTATGGTCTAATGCAATAGGGCTATTTTGCCCGTTGCAATATATGTTTAATTCAATTTAATAGGGAGTTTTAAGCATGAATATTTTAAGATTGTGGAATGATTATTCCAGCCATAGAAGGGATTACAGAAGGGAAATTATTAAGAGGGAAATTAAAACCCATTTAACGGGTCGGAGATCGAGTCGCTGGGATCATATGAGATTGGATAATATCCAAAATCAGCGAAAGTCTTTTAATCGTTTTGGAGCTTCTGTCGGTGAAGCTATCAGGAATGAAGATATTTCTGCGATCCTCGGGCTAGCTAATGACTCGGTGCGTTTTCAGAGTGATTGGATCGATTTCATAGAAGAGAAATTTCCCAGCTATCAGGGTGATATTTTCCGTTGTAATGACTGCGAAGCAATCGAACATAGAGACGACTCTTATCGGTGCTATGACGATTATTTAGTGTGCGAGCATTGTCGGGACAATAACTACGAATGGGATGATTGTCGGGACACTTATGTTCGGGAAGAGGATTTAACCTCGAATAGCATTATCGGTGAGTATCATTCCTCTAGGCATCGTCTGGGTCATATTCCCTCTGCGTATGATGATCGTAAGCCCAGAGTCTTGTTAGGGCTGGAGCTGGAGATAGAAGTAGAAGATAACCGCACCGAAACCGCTCAGAAGCTCTTAAACGGGCTTGGAGAGTATAAGGGTGAGACATATGCCCTATGTGAGGGTGATGCGAGTCTGGATCATGGTTTCGAAATGGTTACGGCATATACAGGTTTGGATGTGCATCAAGAGCAATTATCGTTTTTTAAGGATGATCTCTATAAACCATTGAAGGGTGCAAAGTCTCATGACACCAATACCTGTGGGCTTCATGTGCATATCTGCAAATCTGATATGACTACTTTACAGGGTGCGAAAATGATCCTCTTCATTAACGATCAAGCAAACCAGAAGCTCATTAAAGCGATTGCCAGAAGGGATAGTTCTTATGGGTCAATCAAAAATAAATCCGATGATAAAAGTTGGTTGAAAGAGTCTCTGGAAGTAAACGGGAAGCGTTCCCAGCTAAGGCGATTAAATCGCGATCGGTATGAAGCTCTTAATTTTCAGAATGATCGGACAGTTGAATTTAGATTATTTAAGGGTTCTCTCAAATACGAAACAATCATGGCGTGTTTGGAGTTCACCTATGCGACATGGTTCTTTTGTCGGGAAGCCAGCACCAAAAATCTAACAATCGATTATTTCCTGAAATTCATCTGTGCTAATGAGAATAAAAAGGATACGAAATTTCTCAGAGCTTTTCTCAAATCTAAGGGCTTTTCAATGCCCGAGTCTAATGTTCACCTACTAAAGAAAGTTGCCTAATTATGTGTCTATTACTTACTCAATCCAAATCTTCCCCGATCCTCTCCGATGCGTGGCTATCGGATTTTTACTCGTTTAATGGTGATGGAGTCGGGGTTATGTTTGCTCATCATGGGGAGCTAATCATTAAGAAAATCATCCCCAATACTGCTCAGGAGTTTATCGATTTTTATCGGGAAAATATCGCTGGTCGGGATTGTGCTTTTCATCTCAGGATGCGGACACACGGGGATATCGATCTTCTGAATTGTCATCCTTACGAAATCCTTAATAAAGCTCAACATGGGATCGATTTGTGGCTTATGCATAATGGGGTGTTATCTACGGGTAATAAAGCGGATACCACCAAATCCGATACTTGGCACTATATCCAGAATTACCTAAAACCTATGCTCTCTGGGAATCCTGATTTCGCATTTCATCCGAGCTTTAAGGCACTCATAGAGGATCATATCGGGGGATCGAATAAGTTTGTCATTATGGATAATGAAGGTCGGCAAACTGTCATCAATCAAAGCTCTGGAGTCTATTGGGGTGGGTTGTGGCTTTCTAATATTTACGCTTGGAGTGCCAGCAAGTCGGCTAAGAATCATCCCGTGAATATGAAAAAAGCTAAAAAGCAAGTCGCAGAAGCTCCCCAAAAGTATTCCTATAAATCCTCTGGTTTTAATTATTTTGGAGGTTATGAGGATTATTCGGGGAGCTATCTATATCCAGCTAAGACATGGGCTCATGAGAAGCCAGCAGATCATAGAAGGGAAGTTGAATTAAACCTAGAGGATCTTAACTACATCATCGGGGAGCATGATGTCTCAATCGATCAGGGCTTGAATTTCGTTGATGAATTCGGGCTGGAGAGCTTCTTAGATCTGGTGGATTATGCGATCTCGGGAGAGCTGGATATAAATTGGTTTAAGCGTTTAATGACTGACTATAAGCTGGCTAGAGAGTCATTCCCAGCTCTTGGGAGAGTAGTTTCTTAAAACCTTCCCTATTAGGTTTTAACCCAGCTACGGCTGGGTTTTTTTTCGTCTAAAAATTTTCTGCCTATTTTCCAGGCGTATAGGTGAAATTTTTTCTAGTGTTTATAAGGGTTCTAGGGCGATATACAGTGAGCATTTTTAGTTTTTGTTTGGGCTGGTTGCACATTTCGGGCGATTGCCTATACTTCGGCAAAATAAGTTCATGGATTGTTCACATATGAAAACACCTAGATTAACTCGTAAGCAGATCAGGGAGCAGATCGCTAAGACTCCAATAGAAGAGATATTGCATATTCCCGTGAGATCACTAACTACTAAGCAGAAAGCATACTGTAAGAAAGTTGCCGAGGGTAAGCCATTCAATCAGGCATATAGAGAAGCGTATAACAGTAAGGGAAAGCCCAAAACAATAGGAGTGAATGTTAATAAGATGAATAAAGACACTAGAATTCAGCTAGAGACAGAAGCCCAGAAGAGGGCGATTGAGTTTGAGACGGCATATTCTGCCCGTCAATTAAAGAGCATTGTCATATCCCAGCTTACCCAAGAAGCCCTAAACCCAGCCAGCAAACCCTCTGAGCGGATATCTGCTCTTAAAGCTCTTGGGAATGTCGCAGAGCTTGGCGTGTTCGTTGAACGTAAAGAGGTGCGGACAATCCGAGATAGCACTTCGGCAAAAGCAGATCTATTACAGAAGCTCCAGCAAGCTATTAAAGATCAGAAGCGGACAGTTGATAGCGATGCCATGAGTCTATTAGAAGAGATAAGCTCAAATAGTTTTGACGCAACGCAACAAGAAAAAGATTTAGCAGCCGAGGCCCTGGCAGCGAACCCACCCCTGGGCGACCCCCCAAACGAGCGTTCGGATGAGCGTCATATACTGCATAGTATTCCACTCAAACAATCACCAATTGAGAATGATTCTCAACAGACCCCCCCTAAAAAGGGTGAAAAGTCAATGAAATCAAAGACATCCGTATCCTCCAACCGTTTGAGGATAGAAAAAGAAGGGGGTGGGGGTACAAATTTAGACAAAAACGACACGATGTCGCATATGGAAACACCCCCCCTTATAGATTCTGTAGAAAAGGGGTAGGGGGGTATATGAAACATACGGAAAAGACTTATGAGAATAGACGCAATTGGGAAAAACTTATGAATAAGCTACGGAAGGAAAAGAATGAACCCCTATTGGATAAGTTAGCCTTTTTGGAGAGGCGGGGTGATAAGCCTTCCTATATACGATGAGAACGGTCCAAGATATTGATAGGGATATACAGAAGGTGGTGGAGTGTTTGACTGCCTTAATTATGGAGAGAAGACTGACCGAGCAGGTTGAAGCGGGGATGCGGGCGAGTGCTGAGATTATCTCGGAAAAACTGATTGAACGGGCGAAACGGCATGACTGAGAAACAGGCAATTGTGTATAAGATCATTGAGGAATGGTGGAAGATGTACGGCTTCGCTCCTTCGATGGAAGATGTCATGAAGCACACGGGCGATAAGGGGAAGTCGAATATTCACAGGATTTATAAGACTCTCTGCCAATTAGGGCATTGCAAGATGATTCCTAGAAAGGCTAGGAGTATCCGCCCCTCCTACCTTAGAGTCAGGGATGTCGAATGACCTTTGCCGTGATAATCGCCCTTGGGATGTTAATAAAAGAATATATTGGGAAATATGGATCTCGAAAAAATCATTGAGTCGCTAGACCCTGTAGATCAAGACGCCTTCCTTGAGGTGGCGCAGGAGTATTTGACCTCACTGACTCGGGAAGTTGCCCAAAATGACTTCATTAAGTTCGCCCATGAAATGTGGCCAGGCTTCATTGACGGTCGACATCACAAGATCATGGCAAAAAAGTTCGAAGAAATCGCTAATGGGACGTGTAAAAGACTAATTATCAATATGCCACCTAGACATACTAAGTCGGAGTTTGCTTCCTACCTCCTGCCAGCGTGGTTTTTAGGGAAGTTTCCAGGCAAAAAGATCATCCAGACCTCAAATACCGCAGAATTGGCGGTAGGTTTTGGTCGAAAAGTGCGAAATCTGGTGGGGTCGGAGCAATATTCACGGATATTCCCCGATGTGACCCTCAGGTCAGACTCCAAAGCCGCGGGACGGTGGTCGACTAATGCCAACGGAGAGTACTTCGCTATCGGGGTAGGGGGTACGGTGACAGGTAAAGGTGCGGATCTCCTAATTATCGATGACCCACACTCCGAACAAGAGGCTGCTATCGCGGCGACTAACCCAGAAGTCTACGATAAAGTCTTTGAATGGTACTCCTCTGGTCCCCGCCAACGTCTCCAGCCTGGCGGCGCCATCGTAGTCATTATGACAAGGTGGTCTAAGCGAGACTTAGTGGGAAAAATCCTTAAAAGTTCGATTGAACGAGAAGGAGAAGAGTGGGAGATTATTGAGTTCCCTGCGATCCTGCCTTCGGGGAATTCCCTCTGGCCGGAATTCTGGCCGATTAACGAATTACTTGCCCTAAAGACAGAACTTCCCGTATCAAAGTGGAATGCCCAGTATATGCAGACCCCAACCTCGGAAGAGGGAGCGATGGTCAAGCGGGATTGGTGGCAGATCTGGGAGAAAGACGACCCCCCACGGTGTGAATTTATCATTCAGTCTTGGGATACCGCCTTTACTAAGAATGAGCGAAGTGACTACTCAGCCTGCACGACTTGGGGAGTCTTTTATTTAAACGAGAACACCGAGGATCCAAACATTATTCTCTTAGACGCACTGAAACAACGCTTAGAATTCCCTGAATTAAAGGCAAAGGCGTTAGAGATGTATAAGGAGTGGGAGCCAGACGCTTTCATCGTTGAAGCAAAAGCCGCGGGAAGTCCGTTAATTTTTGAATTAAGGAGAATGGGAATCCCAGTCTCAGAGTTTACTCCGACAAGGGGTAATGATAAGATAGCCCGTATGAATTCGGTGACAGATTTATTCTCATCTGGGAAGGTCTGGGCGCCCCCACGCAGGTGGGCAGAAGAAGTCATCGAAGAGATGGCGGCCTTTCCAAATTCAGAACACGATGACTTGGTGGACTCTTCAACCCAAGCCTTAATTAGATACAGAAAAGGTGGATTTATTAGTTTACCCAGCGATGAACCCGATGAACCAATTCACTTTAGACGCAAAGCAGCTTACTACTAGGAACTATCATGATTGAAAAAAGTCTATACCAAGCACCCGTAGGGATTGAGTCGATTCCAACTCCCGATATCGAGATTGAGATCGAAGACCCTGAGTCAGTCAAGATTGGGATTGACGGTATGGAGATTGAGATTGAGCCTGCCGAGCCAACCGACAAAGACTTTGACGCCAACCTTGCGGAGTATATGTCCGAAGGTGAGTTGACCGAGATTGCGGGGGATTTACTGGGAGACTTTGAAGACGACATCTCAGCCCGTAAGGACTGGATCCAGACTTATGTAGACGGACTCGAGTTGTTGGGAATGAAGATCGAAGAACGCACCGAACCTTGGGAAGGCGCTTGCGGTGTATATCACCCACTCCTTTCCGAAGCACTCGTAAAGTTCCAAGCTGAAACCATTATGGAGACTTTCCCTGCCGCTGGGCCGGTCAAGACCGTGATTATCGGTAAAGAAACCCCAGAGAAAAAAGACGCTGCTCAACGGGTTCAGGATGACATGAACTACCAGTTAACAGATGTTATGACTGAGTACCGCCCTGAGCATGAAAGAATGATTTGGGGATTAGGACTCTCAGGTAACGCCTTTAAGAAAGTTTACTTTGATCCCGCCCTAGACCGCCAAGTGTCTATGTTTATTCCTGCTGAGGACATCGTTGTTCCATATGGAGCCTCAAGCCTAGAGCAGTCCCCCCGTGTGACTCATGTCATGAGAAAGACCGAGAACGAAGTCAAGCGACTTCAGTTTGCAGGCTTTTACAGGGATGTAGACTTAGAGGAGCCTAGTGGAGCGTTAGACGAAGTCGAGAAGAAAATTGCCGAAAAGATGGGTTTTCGGGCAACGACAGACGACCGCTATAAGCTCTTAGAAATGCACGTAGACCTAGACCTTCCAGGCTACGAAGACGAAGAAGACGGAGAAAAGACAGGCATCGCCCTTCCGTATGTCGTGACGATTGAAAAGGGTACACAGACTATTCTGTCTATCCGTAGAAATTGGAGACCCGAAGATGAAACCCACCAAAAAAGGAATCATTTCGTTCATTACGGATATGTGCCAGGCTTTGGTTTTTACTGCTTTGGCCTTATTCACCTTGTCGGTGCTTTTGCTAAGTCTGGCACTTCTCTTATCAGACAACTTGTCGATGCTGGTACATTATCGAATCTGCCAGGCGGTTTCAAAACCAGAGGTCTGCGAGTTAAGGGAGACGATACCCCCATCTCGCCAGGTGAGTTTAGAGACGTAGACGTGCCTTCGGGAGCCATTAAGGACAACTTAATGACGCTTCCTTACAAGGAGCCAAGCCAAGTCTTATATTCCCTCCTAGGGACAATCGTAGAAGAGGGAAGAAGATTCGCTTCTGCTGGGGATATGAAGGTGGCGGATATGTCTGCCAACGCTCCCGTTGGAACGACTTTGGCAATTCTAGAGCGGACTCTCAAAGTCATGAGTGCGGTACAAGCCCGTATTCACTACTCCATGAAACAGGAATTAGGTCTTTTAAAGGATATTATTCGTGACTACACGCCTGAAGAGTACAACTATGAGCCTGAAGAGGGCAGCCGCAAGGCAAAGAAGAGTGACTATGACATGGTTACGGTTATTCCAGTGTCGGATCCGAATGCGGCAACGATGGCGCAGAAGATCGTACAGTACCAAGCAGTACTCCAACTGGCGCAAGGTGCGCCACAGATTTATAACCTA